GCCATACTCTGCAAGCATCATGGCTTTGTCAGCGTCACCAGTTTTGGCGAGATCCACTGAGTTGATCGGACGCAGATAGCATACTGATGCATATTCTGGGTCGAGCAACCACGCGTCACGCTCACGCTGGAAGCGGTTTGGCACAACCTGAAGTGTACCAAAATCTGACATATACACGTCAGCAGCACCGATAATTGTGGTCGGGCTGTCGCTTGGCGCCATGTAACGCTGAGCAGCAATACCGGCAAAGCCTGACACAACGGTTTTGTTGTGTGGGCCAACCATCAGGATTGATGGGTTGCCGCCAGACGTAAACGCCTGCTGCATCACGTCCTTGACCATTGCTTCGGTCAAATCGCGCTGCGTGCCGTCGTTACGAGCGTCTGAGCCGTCGTTGGCAGTTGGGTTTGTGCCGTCACCAGCTTTGTTGGTGTTGGTCGCAATCCACGCACCCAAGCCAGCAGTCTCGCGAGCTGTAGATGAGTTCCCTGCTGCCCGAGCGTTATTGTCAGTTAAGACTGCCTCAATGTCTCGGCGTAACTCGCGTCCGCGCTTAGCCATCTGGTATGCTTTTTCGTCATTTCTTCCGGCCAAATCTTGTGCATTCAAGTTGTCTGCAACAATCAATGTACGACGTGAAATGTGCGTATAGTTACCAATACGAACCGTTGCGGCTGTGCTATCAAATGACGTTACGTCGTCGCCATCAATTACCGCTGTCTTATCGACAGCCGCAAGCGAGTCAGTTTGCCACTCGAAAAACGTGTTTGAAACGCTTTCTGAGCCAACATTACTTTGCAGAGGCACCTCGTCGGGCGAGATATTCGCGATTACATTTGCGAGGTCCTCGCGGATACCTTTGGCGTCAAATGACGTAAAGGTGTTTGCTACTATTGCCATATTTCTTCTCCATTATAGCAAGGCTTTAATTGCAGCCGCTGCATCTTGCACGCGGCCAGACTTCTGTAGGCGCTGTTGCGCTTCTTGCGCGGCAGTCTTCGGCTTTGGCGCTGAACCGCGAGAACCTGCTTTTAGAGTTTTGCTGCGCGGCTTCTTAGGCTTCACTTTCGCCTCGTTAGCACGCGTTTCGCCTCTGTCGTAAAGCATGGCTTTCCTCGCCAGTTTGACCAATGTCGCGTTTTTCAGCCCTTGAACGTCATCTTCGTTAAAACCCTCTGTAAGAAGGAAATCACGAATTTGCCCAGCTTCTGTAGATGCAACCTTCTGGTCGCGCCACTCTGGGATCAGATCAGGCAGAGCGGATCGCTGCTCTTCCAGATACTGCTGTTCCATTTGCTGCATTTTCTTCTGCTGAAGATCACGCAGGCGGGCCTGCTCGGCTTGAACGGCTTGCATCTGAGCGCTCTTCTGCTCTTGCTGCTTTCGCCACTGTCGCTCCGCTTTCGCTGCCATCGTGGGGTCTGTGTCGTACAGTGTGTCCCAATCAGGCTCGTCTTGCACCGATTGCTCAATCTGCTGGCTTAATGCTGGCAGTAGTTGAGCGTATTGCGCACGCTCCCGCTCGATTGCTTCGGCTTCTGCTGCATACGACTTGCGCATCTCAGCCAGCTCCTGCGTCTTACGGGTGTAGTCTCGATGCCTTAGATGTCCGCTTTTCAGATCCTCAACCGTAATCTCTTCGCCGTCTACTTCCACCGTGGCGGATAGTATGTCGAAGGATTGATCGCCAGAGCTGTCGGCGTCGTCCTCTTCATCAAGCTCGACTTCAGATCCTTCGACGGGTGAATTGTCGATCTCTTCGTCAGCCATTTCGACGTCAGCTTGATCCTGATCTTCAGTTTCAGCTTCAGTCTCTAGCGCATCAGTTGCCTCTGCATTATCCTCTTGGGGTGCAAACATAGCACTGATTGCATTTTGCGCGTCGGTCAGGCCAATCCCTTGCGGGGTGTTAGTATCTGACATTTTGCGTCAATCTCCTTTATTATGCGGCTATTTCTGTTTCATTTCAATAGTCGCGTTGTCCGCCATTGCACGCAGGGATTGCTGAACCAGCTCAACCCCGCGCAGTTTCATGTAGACAGCCTCTCGGTTGTCCGCATCGCCAACGCCAGTCGCTTTGAACTCGCGCCAGCAATCCTGCTCGATCTCAGCGAGAAATCGCTTGAGGTCGGTATCGTCTAAAAGTCGCTGCGCCTGCTTGCCGTCATCAATGACCTGCTGCTTAGTCTTCACGCGCAGCCTCCTTGATTACGTCCGCCTGCGCCTTCAGAACTTCGCGGTTGATCGCCAACTCGGATCTGATCTGCTCCACGTTCAACTGTCCGCCATATTTGGCCTTCATCTCTTCGGCCTTCACAAACAGCTCCGCCTCCAGCTCGTCACGCTTGCGGTCGTCTTCCATCTGCATTTTCTCGCGGTCAAGCTGCAACTGCGCGGCCTTCTTCTGGATGTCCGCTTGGATCTGCTGGATCTGTACTTGTATCAGCATCTCGTTCACGTCCGGCTTTTCTTGCTTCGGAGGCGGCGTAAACTCTGCGGGGTTGCTCCAGAACTGCGACGTATCCTTGAATCCGGCCAGCTCTGTCATCGCCTTCAGCGTGTTGCTGAGCTTCGTGATGTCGGTCAGCGGGTTCTGTGGCCCCATAGTCTTCATCGCGTCCTTCTGCATCTCGCCGATCTGGCGCAGCATCATCATGCGCTCGGCGTCTGTTCCACGGCCAAGCGCGACGTTGATCGAGACGTCCATGTTGCTATTCCACACACGCGGGTCAATCGGCACGAACTCATTGCGCAGGCGAACCATGCGAGGCGCGTCCTGATGCGTCGTGATCAGGTGCAGCACGATCTTGAACAAGTCTTTCATGCCGGTCTCTGCAAAGACGCGCGCGATCAGCTCGATGTGCTGCTGAGCGGCGCTCACAGTCGCTGCAACGGCGCTGGCAGTGGTAGACTGCAACACGTTGGCGTCTAGCCCCTGAGACGCCTTTGAGATGCCTGTGCGGGCCTCTTTGACCTGATCCATATATTGCAGAACGGGAAACGCCTCGCGGCCAACAAATGGCATCGACAGCGGCTGCACCTGACCGGCTTGGCGCTGGCGGATGATGCTGCCGACCTCTGTGTTCATAACGTCGTCGAGATTCACCATGCCTTCTGTGACAGCCACGCGGGGGTGTATGGACATGGCCAAGCTGTCCAGCGTGTTACGCATGATGACAGACTTGATCCGCTGGATGTCCATGACGGTGTCCGCCACACTAATGCCGAAGAAATCGTGCGGCTCTGGATCTGGGCAGAACGTGGCGAAGGGGGCCATGTCAATCGGCTCGTTGTTCAGTATCTTGTTGCCGTCGCCCGCCGTGCAGATTTTGCGCAGCTCCGCGATGCCGTCGCCGTCATAATCAACGCGGATATAGTTTTCGACGTACAGCACCTTACGCATCGCCGGATCGTTGCGCTCGTTCATCTCGTTGGTCAGCGCGGGGTTGCGCGTGTAACGCTCGACGTTGGTGTTCATGTCGTCATACGCGGATGACATGCTGGCGACCTCGTCGTAGTCATATCCCATCGCAACCAGCTCTGAGACTGTCACAATGCGCCTGTGGGCGACGTAATCTGCTTCCGCGATAGATTTGGCCTCGCGGGAGATTAGCAGCTCCTCGGGCGGCACAGCCTCCAGCTTAACGCGTCCATCGGGGCGCGTATATTCAACGCGCACGTCGTGCATCATCGGGGGCGGCAGCATTTCACCCGTCATGGGGTTTGGCGCAGGCTCGCCGACAGGCATAGACGCCTGCACGGTGATCATCGCGTCGGGGTCAGCGGCAAGCGCCGCAAGCGCGTTGTCGTCGAGGCCGGTGTAGTTGTAGGCGTCAATCGTGGTCTGGTCATCCCACCAGCACTTGAGAATGCCAACCTTGCGGATCAGAGCATCCTTGAACGCGGAGTGCATAGCCAAGAAGCCGTTGTTATCACGGTTGATGATGAAATTCGCGTAATCGGTCGCCTGCTCCGCCGCGGCGATGTCCTCCGGCCCCTGCGGCGCGTATTCGACGGTGTTGTCGGTGCTATGGAAGATCCGCATCAGCGACGGCAGGATGGCCTGTACGGTATCGCGTACGTCCATGCTGACCACTTGGCTGCGCCCGTCCTCTTCATCGCCAAACGGCTCGCCCCGATAATACTCGGTCGCCTGCGCGCGGATCGGCGAGATGTTGTTGTCGATGTAGTCAATCGCGTCGTCGATCTCTTTGCCGACGATGCCCTGCAGCTCGTCGTCGCTCATCACGTTGGGGTCGATTTCCTGCTCCAACTCGTTGACTAGGTCGTTGATCTCATTTTCCATTTCGGTGTCCTTTATCGGCGGGCTTGCAGGGATTTAAGGTATTCGTCTATCAGATTTGGCGCGACAGGCCCAGACTGCTGGTTTGCGCCAGATTGCGCCAAAAGGCCACCAATAGGAGATACGTTGGCGGCAGACAGGTTGCTCAGGTGGGCGAACTCAGGGTCAAAGCGGGCGAAGCGTGAGCGTATGTTGCGTGGTTCGAAAGTTGTTTGAACTTTTGCGCCAGTTGGATCTGTTGTTTGAAGATCCATGCCAGAAAAACCTTCATCTTTTGCGGCTTGAATATTCTTTCTTACATTTTCAAAATATAAATTTTCACCTTTTGCTAAGTCAGAGGCCGGCATAGCCTTCCTGTTGCCGCGTAAGAGTAACGGCAGAATTCCTGAGCCGATTGGGGTAGGATCATAAGGCATATCGCTGCCCGCATAACCTGATGCAATTTTTGGCGTGTCAGTAGAATAAATAACTTTGCCGCCTAAACCTTCCTTCATAAACTCTGGATTAAATCTATCCAGATTAGCCGCTTTTGTGCCGTGATATGAAACATTATTAACGCCAAACCCAGCGGCCTCGGCACGCGCCATCCGCGATGCCTCGTCCATCGGCAGCGGCGTATTCGCAAACATATACTGCGGATCTGCTTGCGCCATCATCTCGTCGGTCACTTCTGACGCGCGGCCTTGTGCGCGCAGATCCAGAATGCGCTTGGCCATGTCCTGTGCTTCAGACGCAGCCGTCGTCAGCAAGCCAGTAGACTTGGAGGCGTTGGCGGCTGTGGTGTCGGGGAAGTAGCCAAACTCGTTTACATCATCGCCAGCAAAGTAAACGTCTTTTACTTTTACCTTTTGCGATATTACCTTGCCCGCATCTTCGCCGCGTGGCCCGTATCCGCTTGACGCGTGCAGCTCAGCATACTTTGGGCTAAGCGTAACAAAGTCGCCAGCATTAATCGACGTTATGCTTTCCTCGTTTGGCACCCCACGGTATATTGTTACCTCTGCATCAGGATTGCCGCGTGCCGCTTGTATAGCGCGATAGCTTTGCTGGTTGGATAGGCCAAACTCGTCATCTGCAAAACGTGGGCCCTGCGCGTATTGGCGCTGGCCTTGGCTGCTGTAGAAGTCGCTCGGATAGCCAGCCTGCTCGCCTGTCGTGGATATGGTGACATCATCAAGGCGCACGGGATTTTCGTCTTGCGGGCCAACCGGCTGGTGGCCGCCGCGATATGACGTGTCAACTTCCGGCGCTTCATTCGGGTCGTAGCCAAAGCGATCTATATTTGCCTGCCTGCGCAAGTCGGCGGCATTCGCGCCCACAGCGCCACGCGGAACGCCAACAGCGCCGCCGCCCGCCATAGCTAAACCCCCAACGCCAAGCGCTTCGCTTATCATGTCTTCCTGCGGGATCGTGCCGCGATATGCGGAGATCGGCGCGTCAACGGCTTTGGCGGCGGGCGAAAGCAGCCCCGCAAGCATGCTGCCAATACCTTCATACCGCAACGTGTCGGTGCCATACGTCGGCTCTTTCGACAAAAGCCCGCCAAACACGGGGCGACGGCCTTGCGCAGCCAGCTCGCTCTGCTGCTGGCGTGCCGCTTCATACAGAGGCGCAAATATGCTCTGCTCTTCGCGTAGGCGTCTTAATTCTGCGGCGGTGGCCATCAGCGGTTCCTAAAGTAATCAAGGAGGCCAGACATCACGCCGGTCATGCCGCCCACTCGGCTGCGCTGATCGCCAAGCAATGCCTCTCCAAGAGCGCGCGCACCAAACTTAGCGGATTGGCCGTAATCTTCCTGCTTCGCCAGCTCCATGGCATCGTCAAACAAGCCACGCGACCGCATAGCGGATTTTTGCGGCGTGGGCATCCTAGACGCCGACTTCGACAAGGATGCGCCAACACGCGGGCCCATTCCCTCGAATAATTGCGTTGCCACCGCCTGATTTGCGTCAGAGGTGTATGGATCGCCGTAAAGGCGTGAAAACTCGTCAAGAGCGCGCGCAATCGTGGCATCGGAATACATAAACCCCTCTGGCCCGTCTTCGCGCATGGCGAAAGCATTTTTATCGTCGCCAGTTAGCTCTGCGTATTGCGTTCTAAGCTCCATCGTATTCATCTTAACACTTCCACCTTCTGCGTGCTGCCTTGCCGCGTTCACCCGTCCAGCCGCGTGAGCGGGCGCAGAACGACTTTTTACGCGCTTTCTCTGATTTCGTTTTGGGGCTCGGCGCGGGGGCTTTTAACTTGCTGCCGGTCGCCTTGTTATACTTTGCGCGCCCCTTGGCGGTTAAACCGCCGCCACGCTTCACCGAAAGCTTCTCGCCGCGCCCAACAGATAGGCTTGGGCCTGATTTGCGTTTCGTCGCCATTACGCCCTCTTCACTGCGCGTTTTTCTGCAGCCGTGTAGGGCGCGCGCTTCTTGCCGGAGCTGGTCGCCTTATTCTTGGC